GTCACTCTTGGCGAAGTCCGCCAAATCATCTACACCCGAAATGGATACGAACGAAATGTTCGGTTGCGAATACTCGATGTCCAAGTCATTGACACGGCCGTACCATAACGGCTCGTTCCCAGCCGTGCCCGCATACACCTGCATGAAGCGTCGTGGTGCGATACCGAGGTCGTTCAGGTACCAGGGTGAGGCGGTGTTCGCCGGGTCGAACTGACGGCTCGCTGCACGGTCATCAGCAACGATGCTGCAAATACCTGGGCCGAACGTCTGCAACTGATCGGGTCGACCACGAGTGATACTCACACTCGTCACATACTCGGTGATGTCTACGAAGTCACTTGAACCATCCAAGACTTCGGGACCATCCAATGTGGATGAACCCAACGTGAACGCATTGGTGACGTATCCGACATCCAACTCAACTTTGAGGACCTCGCCCCACGGCATCGTCTTGGCCATAGTTACAGGTTCAGATTCAACGGACCGTTGACACGCTCATAATCACGCAAATACTCCAAGATTTCCTGACCCACCGCAGCCCCATTCACCACACCATTGCCAACATACATGTTGATTTCAGTCTGAGTCGGGGCAGCACCACCACCATTGGATGGTATTGGAGTCATTGTTGCAGGCATCGGAATCAAACCGGTCGCTGGACGATTCCCAGCAATCTTCGGGAACAACTTGGCGGCATCAGCCAACGCTTGGATTGCCTCTTTGTATTCGTCCAAGGCTTTCGTCTGGGCTGCGATGGCTTCTGTGTATTCATCGGAGGCAATCTTTTGACCCTTGTAAGCAGAGGCAATTGCTTCTTGTAAAGGTATGAGTTCCTTGTCGCCTTCAATCAAACCAGACGTTGCAATCCGTAGTTGACGACGAGCCTCAGACAATCCTTCAGCGGTTGCAATCTGCCGATCTTCGGAATCTGCAACATTGAACTTGGCTTCAGCCAAATCAATCTCTGCTCGACGAATCTCATCTGCCGTAGCCGTCGGGTCCCCACGAACTTCTGCAAGTTTGCGTTCGGCATCACGAACCGCAATGATTGATTCTTCATGCGAAAATTTTGAACGAGCTACCGTGCGCTCAGCGGCCGCAACTTCACGTTGAGCCTTTGCGATGTCTTGAGCGGACCCGCCCTGCTGAGCCTTCAGCAATGCTTCGTTTGCGTCAATCAATGCCTGATTGGCTTCGGCAACCGAGATGTTGGCGTTGGATACACGTTTTTGGGCAGCACCATAAGCGTCAGATGCACCCTGCGCAGACTTCAACACCTGCGTGTACTGGGCAACCTTTTCTTTGGCGGTTTGCACCGTCTTGGCTGCACCACCAGTCTTCTCATCGAACTGACCTGTCTTGAATGTGGTGATACCGTACGAACGAGCCAGAGCTTCTAGGCGACTCGTTTGCGTGTACAGCAAGTTGACTGTTTTGGACAGGCTGGAGTTGAGTACCAGCACTTTGCCGGTCAGATAGATGTAACTTTTTGCTCCCACTCGAACGATGCCATCAGAATCAGCAAGAGCGTAGCTCAGTTTCTTCGTTGCTGATTCGGCTTTGAACATGTGTTGTGCCAACATCGCAGTCCCTGCCACAAGAGCACTGAATCCGATAAGGAAACCCGCAATCGCCGAAGTCTTGATGGTCGTGTCAAACGCTTTCGTGGCAACTGCTGCGATACCAGCCGCAACCGCATAGCCCTTCATGGCAAGACCGCCAAGGGTCAACATCCCAGTGAAGGCAATGAGCGCAATCAAAGCCGTTGAGAACATAATCGAGTTGTCCTCAACCAGTTGAGCCAACGCGGTCAGCGGTCCAATCATTGCCGTGATTGCGGGTATGAACGCTGCACCAATCGACTCCTTCGCCTCATCAATACTGTTGCGAAGAATCTTCATCTGACCAGCAGTCGTACCGGCAGCAGCCGCAGCCGAACCAGAGAACGTAGAAGTCAACTCGCCAAAGACCTGATCCAACGATTGGCCCTCTTTGACGTTGTCACGCAACGCAGGAACCAACGCAACCAATGACTTGAAGTTGTCAACATTCGCACGGGCCAACGCATTCGCAACCTCAACCAACGGTGCTCCTGTAGCGGCGGCAATGTTTTGCGCAAGAACTACCTGCTGTTGAGCCTTGCCAAGATCACCGGTGGCCCGAACCAAGCTCTCAATCGACGGACGAAGTTCGCTGTCCGTGAACCCCGTCAACCGTGACTGAGCCTTGATGAACTGCTCAGTCTGGTCAACAGCATCAGTCGTAGCACCGACCACGTTCTGCAAGGTCTTTGCCAGCCTGGCTTGTTCGGCTTCATCTTCAATCGCAGCTTTGGCTGCCCCAGTTGCAAAGGCGGTTAGACCCGCAAAGGCTGCTGCTGAAGCCAGGGCAATCTTTTGGAAGCCAGGGACAAGTTCGTTGACTTTCTTATTGGCATCGCTGAAAGCGTCAGCAGCAATCCGACCTGTTTCACCGAACGCTTTTTCAAGGGCCGATGTGTCGGCGAACAGCTTGACGATGAATGAGCGGTCAACGGCCATAACGACCGATTCTACTCAGTTGTTGAGTAGCACTTTTCTCATCTCCTGCCAACGCTCAGAGAACTTCTCCAATGCTTCCTGCTCAGACAATCCCTCATAGCGGTTGTCTGGTGATGGTGTCGTCCACCATGAAGGATTCACTGCGTCAGGCATCGCAACCTTCACACGCTTCGTGTTGCCGTGACGTGCCTTGACCTGCTCGATGCTTGGGGCTTCAAAGGTTGAAGGCAACTCAAAGTCATCAAAGACCTCTGGGTCAAGTCTTTGTCCGTGTTGAATCAGTCGAGCGGGAAACATGCCTGGCGCATGTTGAGGCAAGTAGAAGATGCGTGCCGGGTCTTTGGTGGCTGGGTCACCAACGATGTTGATTCTTTCGTGCAACCTCGTCCACACATGTGCCCATTGGGCAGCGGCCACTGGTTTGCTCAAAGGTAGAACGAGGTGCCAGTGTGGATCGTTCGGTCGATGCGACCAGGTGGTGTAGGCGTGATACTCCAAGCCGTCCAGTCGGGCGTGGTCAAACGCTTCACCGTCCATGTCAACGACTAGGCAGGTGACTGCTGCGACGTTGGCGTTGCCTCGGGTTGTGCCAGGTGTGTAGATGACGGGCGACCATAGGGCACGACGGTCTTTCTGTTTGTTCTCTTTGCTGACCATCAGCAGCGTGGACAGCTGCTCCCATGACGTAGCAAGCGGTTTGGGGATGACTGACTTGACGTAGTCAAATCTGACTGCACGAATGTTGTCGAGCATGGCGGGCTCCTCTGTTGTCTACCTCAACCCTAGCGGGCAGGCTTCCCGATTCCAAGCATTGCCACGACATCGTCAATAGCCTGCACATATTCCTTGGCAATGTACGACCTTGAATCCCGGACGGCCTGCCAGAAGAAGTAGCCCTGGCGACCACGATGGCGCAAGAACTGTTGGGTGGTCTTACGACGACGACCACCGAACTCGGCACCGAAGAACACGTCGCCGTAGGTGACTTTTCGATCAAAGCCTTTGATGCCAGCCGAAGCAAGCCCTGGTCCTTGACGGCCCAATCCACGGGTTTTGTTTGACCGAGACTTGGATACGAACGCCTTGTTGTGGTCAAGTTTGATAGTCGGCAGTCGGTCTCGTCGAGCACGCAAACCTCTCACTACTTGACTGGCTTGCGAGTGGCCGGATGAACCGTTCCGTGGTTTGCCGTGTGGTGGCTGCGCGTTTGCGTTGACCTTCGCACGGTCAACTATTTCTTGCGCTATGGCCTGAGATGCCTTCTTCATTTCCTTGGCGAACAGAGGACTCTTCTGAGACAGGTCTTTCAGTTCCTTCAACAACTCGTCGTAGTTGATGACAAAGACAATGTCTGACCCAGGACTTCGTTGACCGGTAGAAGTTTTGAGCCGGAACGGGGTAGCCATGTCAACGAGTGTAGGTGGTATTCGGATTCTGCTTGACGTGCTTCCAACGCAGATACGCAAACATCGTGTAAAGCATTCGAGGGCTTTCAGTCAGCAACACTGACGGGGCGATGCCCGTCTCAATCGCCAGGTAGGCGATCAGCCAGTGGGCTGACTGTTCTCCAAAGGGAGTAACTTATTATCCTCCGATTCGCCGAGACTCACCATCGCCACACCCTCGCGCCAATCTTCAAACGACAAACTGTGAACCTTGTTTCGTTTCTCACAGTGCCAAGCCAACCAGCCCAAGTCACGAACTTTCATGTCGGACTCAATCTTGGCCATTGAACAGTTGTGGACTTCTTCAAAGGCGCAGAAGTCTGCGTATTGAACGACAGCAAGTCGCTGTTTGCCAAGATGGTCCTGGACTAAAAGACCTAGTTTCATTATCTACCTCCGCAGGTAAGGGTTGAAGTGATTAGAACTAGGCGAGAGCCTTGGTGATTGCGCCCGAGATTGGGAAGGTTACGTCGGCAGTGTTCAATTCACCGACTGCACCGTTCACTGGAGTCCACTCAGTCACAAGCACCGAGAAGGTGTAGGACGGGTTTGTGGTTCCAGCAGCAGTACCGTTTGGCTTGATGACGCAAGTTACTGCGGTCGAGCCGACGAGTGGGAAGAAGACTCCGTCAATGGCGTTGTAGTCGTTGTGGATTGCGAACGTCACCGAGTTGTCAATGAGACCCGATACGCGGGTGATTGCTGACGAACCGAATGCGGTTGTTGCGACTTCAGCAGCCGAGGTGCTGAGCGTTACCGCTGCCACGTTTGCGGAAATGTCCGTGCCGTTGAAACTGATGTTCGCATTGGTGAGGACCAATTTTGCCATGATGTTCTATTCTCCTGCCTCTACGGCTTCGGTTTTCTTGGATGAAACTTTGTCGGCGACGGGCGTGAGTATCCCGGCTC